TTCGTATGCTGACATTGTTGACGCAATTCACATTGTTCAGACGGAAATGGGAATCACGGGAACAACGGCAAAAGAAGCATCAAGCACGATTTCCGGCAGCATAGCTTCAATGAAAGGTTCTTGGCAAAACCTGTTGACGGCCCTTGCTGGTGACGGATGGGATTTGGGTGTGTATGTCAGCAATTTTGTTGACAGCGTTGCCACGGCTGCTGAAAATCTTATCCCCAGGATAAACACGGTATTAACTGGAATATCTCAATTGGTCGGAAGTCTTGCACCAATTATTATTTCTGCGCTTCCTGGGTTGGTGTCAAGCGTGTTGCCGGAATTGTTGGCGGCTGCGACAACTATTGTGATTGCGGTTGCTGAAGCATTGCCGGATCTTTTTGGCAGCATTGTGGAAGTCCTTCCAAGCGCAATCAATACGATTGTGGCGGCGCTGCCCGGACTTGTGCCCAGACTGGCAAATGGCCTTACATCTATGTTTGAAATTTTGTGCAGCACATTTACGGAAATAATTCAGCCGCTTATTGAAGCAATTCCCACTTTGATTGAACAAATTGTAGCCTGTCTGCTTGATAATGTGTGGAATTTCATGGATGGCATAGTTGCACTTGTTTCCGAGTTGGTAGCAATGCTTCCTGAAGTTGTTCCGATAATTGTTGGCGCTGTCACGGAAATTGTGCGGCTTATCATTGCGTATATCCCGGACATTCTTCCTGAACTGGTCAACGCAGTCATAACAATTATCAACTTGCTTGTAGAACAGCTTCCTGTGATTCTGCCGATGCTGATTGAAGCATTGATTCAAATCATAACTATGCTGACAGAACAAATTCCTGTGATTATCCCAATGCTGATTGATGCGGCAATTACCATTGTTTCCGCTTTGATTGCCGCATTGCCGGAAATCTTGTCTGCATTGGTTTCAGCGCTTCCTGCGTTGTTGCAAGCTGTTTGGAATGCAATTGTCATGGTGTTCAATAATCTTCCGGCTTGGTTTGGGGAGATTTTCGATGGCATCTGGTCAATTATTACAGGCGTGTGGACAAGCATTCAGGAAACTGTTGCACCGATTCTTGAAAATATCAAGACGGCTATCACAGAAAAGTTTGAAGCGGCAAAAGAAACGGTGACAACCACCATTGAAACCATCAAGACCAATATTTCTGATAAGTTCACGGCGGCAAAAGAAACTGTGACGGGCATTTTTGAAGAAATCAAGACTTCGATTTCTGAAAAGATTGAAGCGGCGAAAACTACGGTCAACAATGCCATTGAAGCAATCAAGGGCTTCTTTGACTTTGAATGGTCTTTGCCGGATCTGAAAATGCCGCACTTCAGCTTTAGCGGTGGGTTCAGCTTGAATCCCCTGTCTGTTCCCACGCTGTCCGTTGAATGGTATAAACACGGCGGTATTATGACGGATCCCACGGCCTTTGGCATCAATCCTAGCAACGGCAAAGTCATGGTTGGCGGTGAAGCCGGGGCTGAAGCCATAGCGCCCATTGACACGCTTCAAAGCTATGTGTCAGCTGCGGTGGCCGGGCAGAATGCTGTGGTTGTTTCCGTGCTTGAACAGATCCTTGAAGCAATCCTGGTGATGGATGACAACATGGGCGGCAATCTGCGTGATGCTTTGGCTGATATGCGCTTCAGCATCAATGACAGAGAGTTTGCAAGACTTGTGAAGGCGGTGTATTAAGATGCTTGAACAGCTGAAATATAAGAATCATATTAATGAAGTTTTTGAATTCGGCAAAGACGGCATCTTTGTTGATACGAATGACCTTCATGACTATGAGTGGAAAGTAACAACTAAGGGAAGCAGAATTGCTTCCCTTGGCTATGCGGTCAGCAAGCGGACGCTTCCTATCACCATCATTTGTGAAACGGAAGAACAGGGCATTGAAGCCCGGAACAGGCTTTTTGAAGTGGTGGAAAAAGATGCCCTTGCCATGAAGCATGGTCAAATCATCATTGGCAACTACTATTTCAAATGCTTTGTGACAAAGAGCCAGAAAAGCAACTATCTGATCACCAAGCGACATCTGAAGCTGAAGTTGACGCTGACAACGGACTTCCCCTATTGGGTGAAGGAAACCACGTTCAGCTTCCGCAAGACAGATGACAGCGCAAGCGGTGAAGGTCTTGACTTCAGCTTTGACTATCCCTATGACTATGCGTCTGAAATAAGCAGCCAGAACCTGAACAACACGGGCTTTGTTGGCACGAACTTCAGAATGATCATCTATGGCGCTTGTGTGAATCCGTCTGTGTATATCGCCGGGCATCAATACAATGTCAATTGCACGGTTGGTGCTGGCGAATATCTGACCATTGATTCTGTCAACAAGACAATCACGCTGACGGGCGTTGATGGCACTGTGACAAATATGTTCAATCTGCGCAACCGGGATTCCTATATCTTTGAAAAGATTCAGCCGGGAAGCAACACTGTCACCTGGGAAGGTGATTATGGCGTTGACCTGATTTTGCTTGAAGAAAGAAGTGAACCGAAATGGACTTGATTTATATGAATTCAAGCAAAGAAGATGTTGGTGTCCTGCATGACTATGATTTTGACCTTGCTTTTGGGTCAGATGAAAATGACTTTGAATGCCGGATTGCATCAAATCTTCACTGCTGCGGTGCAAGCTATTTCCTTTACATTGAAGGCACTGAATATGGCGGCATCATTGATGGCATCAAAAGTGATACCACCAATGAAGAAGTTGTCTACCACGGCAGAACATGGCACGGCATCTTGAATTCTAAAATCATTGAGCCGAACGCAGGGGAAGCTTATCTTGTCATTTCCGGGGAAGCCAACAGTGTCATTTCTTCTTTGCTGACCAGGCTGCACTTAACAGACCTGTTTGAAGCATCTTCCGAAGATTCAGGCTTGACAATCAGCGGCTATAAGATGAACCGCTATATTGGCGGCTATGACGGCATCATAAAGATGCTGAAGGCCGTGAACGCAAAGCTGATGATTAAGTTCCAGGACGGCAAAGCTGTGTTGTCAGCGGAGCCTATACAAGACTACACGCAAGACGGGGAAATTGATTCTGACCTGATCAATCTGAATATCAAGCAGACTGTGAACAAGGTAAACCACTTGATTTGCCTTGGTCAAGGCGAACTTGAAGAAAGACTTGTGCTTCACATTTATGCCGATGCGGACGGGAATATCAGCCAAACACAGACGATCTTCGGCACTGCTGAATATTCCGCTGTTTATGACTATTCTTCCGTTGAATCGGAAGAAGAACTTTTTGCAAGCGGCAAGGAAAAGCTGAAGGAATTGTGGCAACAGGATGACATTGATGCAGACATCAATGAAGCTGATGATTCTTATGATGTGGGTGACTTGGTTGGTGCTACTGACCATATAACAGGAATTAGAATCACGGTTCCTGTGACCAAGAAAATAGTAACCATCAAAAACGGGGTTGTTGCTGTCAACATCAAAACGGATGTTGGAAGCACCAGGTCTTCCACAGCATCTGGCGGCACGGCTTCTGGCGGTTATTCTGGCAGCAGCGGCACGGATGACCACACACAGCTTATAAACCGAGATGCGGACAATCAGCATCCCATGTCTGCAATAACTGACTTGAATCCTACGTTGACCACAAAGCTGAACACTTCAAGTGCGTTGACGAACACACAAATTGAAAATCTTCTTGGGGGTATTTAATTATGGCAAACTATCTTGACGAAAATGGCCTTTTGTATCTGTGGCAAAAAATCAAGACGGCGCTTGCCGGGAAAGCTGACACAGGCCACACACATAACTATGCAGGAAGTAGCAGTGCCGGGGGCAGCGCCAACAGCGCTGTTAAGCTTGACGCTTCTGCCGGATCCGAAACGCAGCCTGTTTATTTTTCCAATGGCGTTCCCGTAAAGACCACGCACACGCTTGGCAAAAGCGTTCCTGCTGATGCTGTGTTTACCGACACCACCTATGGAAATGCGTCTGCTTCTGCCGCTGGTCTTATGTCTGCCAGTGATTATAGCAAGCTTGCCGCTTTCGGTGCGGCTTCTACTTATGCCCTGAAGTCTGATGTGACTTCCGCTGTTTCTGGAATGTATAAGTACAAGGGCAGCAAGTCCACCGTTGCTGATCTTCCGTCTAGCGGCAACACCACTGGTGATGTCTGGAACGTATCTGCAACCGGGATGAACTACGCTTGGAACGGAACTGAATGGGATTCCCTGGGTGAAACCTTCACGATTACTGCTATTACAAATACGCAAATTGACACCATTGTTGCGTCCTGAAAGGCGGTGGCATGATGGCAGAATATCTTGACCATGATGGACTTGCTTACTTTTGGGAGAAGGTCAAAGGCTATTGTGATAACAAAGGTGAAGAGCCTGAAGTCAGAAACCTTTTGTTGATTAATGACTTTACCTATACAACGGATGACGGCGTTACTTATTCAGCATCTGGCGGCGTTGTAACGGTAAGCGGCACACCAACAAAGCTTAACACTTACAACATAATTAGCGGTGTTACGCAACCGACACTTCCAGCCGGAACATATACGCTTTATTTGGGCGCAGCCGCTGATTGCAACCGCAATCCCGGTGGTTATATGTGGGTGTCTGGGCTAAAAACATTCACCACAGATGCGGAGTGGAAGCTAGCCCAGATTCAGCTTTATTGCGACACTTCAAACCAGAACTACACTATCTACCCAATGTTGTTGAGTGGCGAATATACGGAAGCCACGTTGCCTGAATTTGTTCCCTACGGACAGAGCGAAGCAACTAATATCAAGCCCGTTCTTCTTTGGTCTGGCACCTGGTCAAGCGGAACACTGACTATTGCGACTAGCGGTGGTTCTGCCGGATGTACTGGCAAGGGCAACATCAGTGATTATAAGTGGGTCAGGATTGAGCGTGGCGATATGGTCAGCTTTGATGCTCCCGTTTATAGTGATGGTCTATACTTCGGTGGCGTTTGGGGCAATAGTGATGGCGTTGGCCAGCTTAATGTGGGCCATATCCGCAGAAGTGGGAATGTCTTAACATATTATTACAACACCAGGTTTGCGCTTACTAGCTTTGTAACGCAAGCAAGCGGCGAAGCAATCACGGCTATTTATGGGCTTGCAAAAACAAGCGACATTTCCTAATGGATCTAAATATGACAATTTATTTTTTTGAATCGTGTTGCAAAATATTGGGGGTGCGACTATGGCAAATCTTCATTTAATTACAGGCTATGCAGGACAGGCCCATGTCACAGCTGCTGACCATGGGTCTTTCAATGCGGCCATTCTTGGCAGCGGTCAGTTTGTCCTTAACAGGGGAAGCAAGCTTGCCGCTTCTGTTATCACTAACAACACCATCCGAATTGCGGATGGTGACATTCTTATGCAGGGCAGACACATCCGTCTGAATGAAGGCAGCTATGTGGATCTGACCATTGAAAACGGAACGCAGGACATGAGCCGCAATGACCTGATTGTTGCCCGTTATACGAAGGACAGCGGCACTGGCGTTGAAGACTGCAATCTTGTAGTCATCAAGGGAACGGCGGTCAGCGGCAATGCTTCTGATCCTGCATACACTAGCGGTGACATTATCAATGACCATGTGATACAGAATGATATGC